ATACTGGGTGGAACCTTTTCTGTATTCCATCATATTTTCAAGGTTTTCAATAACAGCAGGAATATATGTTGGTTTTAATACGAATATAGTTCTTTTACTTGTTTGAATATCTTCTTCATATTGATAGTTTGTAATCTCAGTCGTGATGTTATTCGCTGTGATTACTTGCTCAAGTTTGTTATCAAAATATTGCACTGAGTAATCTGATTCTACCTTTTGTCCTGATGAAACTATGACAATCCCACTGCTATTTTTTATTTCGACAGTCTCATAGTGATGCACTCCATTAAACAAAGTATCATATGATCCATATTTTTTTAAGCAGTAAGTGTCAAAATCTAACTGAGACAGTGGCCACTCAGTTTGAATGTTAATAATATTATTTGCTTGTAGTATCACCCAATCAAGAGTAGAGTCACCATAAAATCTTGCTGCCACATTGTCTGGTCTTTCATCTCCTATGATGGTATATTTTGTAAAGAAAGTGAGGTCTTGAAAGATGTCCTCTCGGATTACTCCTTTCTTGAATAGATTTTTGACTGTGATATAGTCAGAGATTTTCGCATCTGGAAGTCTGCTGACGTAATCAAAATTTGGTAGTCTGTTAAAATAGTTTGACATTTTAGAATCCTATGCCCCCTTTACCAAATGAACTTCCTTGAAGTGGACCGATTGGAACTCCTTGACTCGCTCTTGCAGATGTCTCATCCGCTACATCATAATCACTACTATAGACAGGATCGAGTTCTCTAAATCTAAGTGAAAGTTCATATGATGGCATGATTCCATCTCTCATTGTATTGTAAGTGCCTTCAGGAGTGTAGTTTACCTGACAGTTTTCAAGAGCACATTCTTTAAACTTATTTAAACCGGGATGACCTTCAGTTCCTCTGTGCATGTATTCCACTTTGAAACTGCTTGGCGACTGTAAAAATAGATTACCCTCTTTTACCTTTGGCACCATTGATTGTTTGAAGAATCTTATAATAGCGATCACAGTTTCTGCCTCTGGTTGACTTCTTGGTGATAACTTAAAAACAAAACCAAAAGATCTTAGTGTCGGAGAATTGAATAGTAACTCCATATTTGGATTTAAAATCGTGCCCTGGGTTCTAGAGAGAAGTGCATTAAGACCTCCAGGTATGTTTAAGGCACTTGATGTTGCTTTTGCGGCGAGAGCTGCTTTGACCGTTAAATTATTTGATCCTGCTGCTGTTCCTAAAACTTTTGTTATATTTTGACCGAGTTTGCCACCATCATCAGTCAAAGATGATATAAGATCTTCAGCTCCCGCAAGTTGAAGTGCATTCAGCGAAGACTCTTTATAGGATACATTGTTTTGATCGGACAAGTTGCCAGGAATAGGTAAGACAACTGCGGCTTGTGTTCTAGTCGCTGGATCTGTTCTACCGCCACCACTACTTATATTACCTTTCGGTTTTCTTTCTAATATAGAAAACTTAATAGTGTCTTGCCCTGTTTTGCCTATATCTGCTGGATAGATAAAAGTCTGAAATGAACTTCTTGCTGGTGGAGGTGGTGGGAAACTATTATCGGTGCTATTGTTACCCCCAGGTGCTGAATCTTGAACAGGGACTGAGGGAGCCTCCTCTGAGATTACAGGAGGGAGATCTGAATTTTCCGTTTGCGAACCACTCCCACCAACTTTAAATAGTTCTCTATTTTCTTTCGGACTTGATGCAACTTGATCCTGCACTGATCTAACTTGATCTAGTTGTGCATTTCTTATTGCAAGACCCATGCTTACTTTCTCTGCCGGGGTGGCATTATCCGTGGGCACTAAACGACTGTCATAATTTTCGTTTCCCCTATTATCATCGCGACTTATTGAAGATGAAGTTGCAATGACTTTAGGATTATCACCTTTAGCATTATCATATCTTATTACCTCAGTTTTATAGACGGGACCTCCATCGGCATTAGTCTCTCCGGTTCTTGTTACTTTAGTGGCGGTAAAAATCTCAGGCAAAAATACGCCACCAGCCTCAGGATTCTCTGGATCGTAGTTTAATCTTACCTTTGTTATTTTGCTCGTTGCTGATACCGGAGCCATTATAGTTTTTTATCTATTTAGTGATGAACTTTCCATAATTTACAGACAACAAGTCATCAAGTTCTTCTCTCTTAACGATGTAAACTTGACCTACAATCTCTCCCCAAGTATATTGTCTTGTTTCTCTATGATGAAAGTTTGTCCCACGGAATCCCCAAGCAAATAAATCAGTGACTGCTACGAGTGGGTGCTGATCATATCTTAGATTAGGAGTCTTAGCATTGTATACGAAAGTGCAGAGTGTTCCAACATCTGGAATCGGTGTCACAGTATCGCTAAGTGCTTCCATGATGAACATCATTTGTTGTTCCTGATCCATGGTTTCACCATTTAGAATATCCAGGATCGGTTCGATACGATTCATTTGATTCCGAGTTCTCTTTCTGTTATGATCTTAAACTCTATTCTACGATCAGCACAATACTCTTGTGCTATCTATGAACTCTATTGTCGATAGGAGAGATGTATGGGATACAAAACTCTTCTGATCCCCATGCTAAAATGTTCTCGTTGAGGTCACACCACCTACAAAACTTGCGTTCCCAACTGCTTCGGCATATGATATTATTTGCATCACCCTTATATTTCGTAGGATGCGAAGGTTTGTATTTACTTTTAATACTTTCTCCCATACATAATATATAATGTCAAATTTATTTAGATGCCCTTAGATAAACCTAAAGGAGTCGTTTCCGTATCGGACATAAAATCTAGACTTTTATCACCAGCAACAACCTCACATTATCTGCTTGACCTTCCTATTCCTAGTGATGCTAATCTTGCATCTGCCTTAAGGGCATTTTTGGGACCCGATCAAGAAACAATACAACTTCAGTGTTGTGAGGCTTCACTGCCGGGATCACAGTTTGCCACAATGAATATTGATAATGATCATACTGGAGTAAGCGAAAGACATCCATATAGGAAGATTTTTAATGATAGGATTGATTTAACTTTTTATGTTGATGCTACAAACTATCTACCTATTCAATATTTTGAAAGATGGATGCAATATATCGCTGGAGAGGACATAAACTCATCAGGTCAAAATGATCCGAATGGAAAGAACTTTCATTATAGATTTAGATATCCTGATGAATACATGTGTGAAGGGTTTCAAATCACAAAAATAGAGAAAGATTTTTATGAAGAGGTAAGGACTTCAAATCTTTTAGAAGATATTGTAAACGTTGTCGCAGGGACAAATTTTGGTGATACCGATTATAAAAGAAGAGGTAGTCTTTTAAGGTATAACTTTATAAGATCCTTTCCGTTGGCGATTAACTCAATGCCAATATCATATGAGACCTCTCAACTTTTGAAGGTAACTGTGTCAATGGCATATATTAGATATACTATTGAGAACTTGATGGATATAATGCCTGCGAGAGCGGGTAGATCCCTTTCATTTGATTTTGGAAATAATCCATTTGCTCAGGCATTGGGCAATTCATTCAATCCACCACCTACACCTAAACAAGCAGTGGCAGTGCCACCAGGACGCTCAGGATCAGCTAGAGGAGGCGGTCGTAATGCATTAGTCGATCGTAATTTGCTTGACGCCACTGGTAGAATAGGACCTGGTGGTTGACCAATAAATAATACACTGAAAAACTTTATAAAACATCATGCCTTTACCAAAGATTGCTACACCAACTTATGAACTTGAGTTGCCATCTACAGGAGAGACAGTTCAGTACAGACCCTTTCTTGTAAAAGAAGAAAAACTTTTAGTTATCGCTCTTGAGAGTGATGACACAAAACAAATTACTACCGCGATCAAATCAGTTATCAAAAACTGCATTCTGACGAAAGGTATTAAAGTCGAGCAGTTGCCAACTTTTGATATTGAATATTTGTTTTTGAATATTCGTGGTAAGTCAGTTGGTGAGGACATTGAAGTCAATGTCATTTGTCCTGATGATGAAGAAACTGAGGTGAAGGTCAACATTAATCTTGACGACATTCAGGTTCAAAAGAGTGATGATCACAGTGACAAAATCAAACTTGATGATAATATCATGATGCAAATGAAGTATCCTTCATTGGATCAGTTTATTAAGAACAACTTTGAGATCAACGATAAAAACATGATGGATCAATCGTTTGATTTGATTGCATCTTGTGTGGATAAAATCTTTACACAGGATGAGGTTTGGGCTGCTGCAGACTGCACCAAAAAGGAGATGACAGACTTCTTGGAGCAGATGAACTCGTCACAGTTTAAAGAGATTGAAACTTTCTTTGAAACAATGCCTAAGTTATCTCACACTATAAAGGTAAAAAATCCTAAAACAAAGAAAGAGAGTGATATCGTTTTGGAGGGCTTAGCGTCTTTTTTCGCGTAAGCATGGTTCATATGAACCTTGAGAACTACTTTAATCTCAACTTTTCGTTGATGCAGTTCCATAAATATTCATTA